AACGAACAAGGTGATGATCGTGTTACTTCGCTGCAAAGCGGAGGCGAAAGCATTGGTGTAGAGCAGTACATGCCCATGATTGAGTTGTGGGACGTGTGGTTGCCTTACGAAAACGTCATGGTCACGGTTCAAGCCGATGAACATGCCGGTGGTTTCTATAACACTGAGCCATTGCAAGTCATTGACTGGGCCGGACCAGAAGTCGGGCCTTACCATTTGTTGTCTTATGTTGATGTTCCGGGCAACATCATGCCGATGTCTCCTGCATCACTGATGATTGACTTGCATGAACTCGTCAACCGTCTCTTCCGCAAGTTGGGCCGTCAGGCCGAACGACAAAAGACGTTGACAGTGGTGGCGGGCGGGGCCGAAGAGGATGGACGCCGCATCGTTTCAGCATCAGATGGCGATACCATCCTCTCGGACCGCCCAGAAGCAACCCGCGAGATGAAGTTTGGCGGAGTTGACGGGCCATCGCTTGCCTTCATGATTCAGTTGAAGGACATGTTCTCTTATCTAGGCGGCAACCTCGACTCACTAGGCGGCCTAGCACCTAGCGCCAAGAGCGGTAAGCATGACTCACTGCTCAGACAGTCGGCGTCGGTTCGGATCGACGACATGCAGGCTAGGACCACGATTGCGGTTCGCAAGGTTGTCGAGTCGATGGCTGACTACCTGTATTACGACCCAGCACCGTCAACTAAAGTTTACCGAGACATTCCTAACTCAGACATGGCGGTCAAGGTTGACTTCGATCCAGAAATCCGCGAAGGCGATTTCTTGGATTACGCAATTGACATCGCACCGTACTCGTTGCAATCTCGAAGTCCTACAGAACGCTTGCAGGCCATCAACGAAACCATGATGCAAATCGTCATGCCTATGGCCGAACAGTTGAAGGCTCGCGGCATTGTTCCCGACATGGATCGTTACATGGAAATCGTTTCCAAGTATTCGCATATGTCAGAACTGTCCGAGATCCTCAAGATCGCAGACTTCGCAGAGAAGGAAACGATGGAGGAGATGGCGGGGATGGGCGGAGGGCAACAGCAGGGCGCTGGCAAGCCGCCGGTAACCGAGCGGCGTTATGTACGAGAGAATGTTTCTCCCGAAGACAAGCAAGATCCCAACATGATGGCATCCCTGATGGGTGGTGGTGGAAACCAGCCGCCTAGTCAAGCCGCAACCGGAGGTGAATGATGGCTAAGAAAAAGCCGGGCCTGTACGCAAACATCCATGCAAAACGGAAACGTATTAAGGCCGGAAGCAAAGAAGCCATGCGAAAGCCGGGCAGCAAAGGGTCGCCAACAAACAAGGCTTTTAAGCGAAGTGCAAAGACTGCTAAACGGAGGTGACTTGTGGCTAGAAAAAGAGGAAGCATGGCAGGGTTTAGCCAAAAGTCTGGCGATAAACGCGCGACTAAATCTGGCGCGGGCATGACTCGTAAGGGCGTGGCTAAATACCGAAAGCAAAATCCCGGAAGCAAACTTAAGACTGCCGTGACTGGCAAGGTAGCAAAGGGAAGTAAGTCCGCTAAAAGACGCAAGTCTTATTGCGCACGATCTAAGGGCCAAATGAAGATGTTTCCCAAGGCCGCTAAGAATCCTAACAGCCGATTAAGGCAAGCCCGAAAACGATGGAGGTGCAAGTAATGGCCGGTTTTTCTGCAACAGGTAATCACATGACCATTGACCAAGGGGCTACCTTCACCCTTGCAATCAATGCCTTGGCTTCTGATGGTAGCCAGAGGAACTTGGCTTCTGGATTTCTTTTTAAGATGCAAGGAAGGCCAGCGTTCTCTTCGTCTACGGTTGTTTTTGTTGTGAACTCAGCCGACCCGGCTTCAGGCGTAGCGGTGGCGTTTAGTGCGACCAACCCTAACGTCACATTTACGTTTAGTGCCGCATTTACAGCCACACTCAGCGCGCCTCAGTCTGGCGTGTACGATATGGAATTGACTACTAGCAGTAGCGGTTTGGTTGAGAGGTTGATTCAGGGGACGTTTGAAGTAACACCGGAGTCAACCAAGGTATGAGCGTTACAGTCACAGCACCAGCGGCATATACGACAACGGTTACAGCCCCAGCAACATTTACTACGTCGGTCACATCTAACGCCGCCGCTGCAACGGTTGCATCCGCCAGCACAACCGGCACAGCAAAATTCAATACCGCTAACTTCGCGGTTAGTGGTGCGGGCGATGTAACGATTAAAGATGCGGGCGTTTTGCTTACCGCAGAAGTAACCGGGACCCTTCCGGTTGGCAACGGCGGGACAGGTCTGACCGCTATAACCACTCTCTTGAACTCGAACCAAGCGTACGGCGACATCAGCGGAACGCCGACGCTTGGAAACGTCGCAGGCTTGGCCGTCGGAATCTCGAACCTGAACGTCTTGCAAGCGAACGCGGCAGTATCGGATGACGACTTTCTGACGATCAACGGCACGAAGGTGGAAGGCCGATCGGCAGCCGAGACGCTCAGCGACATCGGAGCGCAAGCCGCTCTGACGTTCGGTAAATCTAGCGGCAACAGTATTAAATCCGAAGCCGCTTTGGATACCAACGATTTCCTTCGCGTTGGCACTACCCATGTCGTAGGAAGAACTAACGCAGAAGTGCTGTCTGACATTGGAGCGCAAGCGGTTGACGCAGACCTCACTGCGATCGCTGGTCTAACATCGGCAGCGAACAAGGGAATTCAGTTCACCGGTTCTGGAACGGCTGGCGTCTACGACCTAACCGCAGCAGGCAAGGCTCTACTCGACGACGCGGATGCAGCGGCGCAGCGTACGACGCTCGGACTCGGAACTGCTGCTCTTGTTGCGACTGGAACCGGAGACGCTAACGCCATCCTCGGCAACGACGCGAGGCTGACCGACGACCGAGATCCGAACGCCCACAGTGCGGACAAGGTCACGAGCGGAACGCTCGGAGTCGATCGCATTCCGTCACTCTCGACAGACAAGTTGACGAGCGGCACGCTCCCGGTTGGTCGTGGCGGTACTGGGTTGACTTCGGTTTCCACCCTGCTCAACTCCAACACAACGAAGTCCGACGTGGGTCTTGGAAATGTCACAAACATTGTGGCGCAACCAGTGGACGCAGACCTGACCGCAATCGCTGGTCTAACCTCCGCAGCAAATAAGGGAATCCAGTTCACTGGTTCTGGAACGGCTGCGGTCTACGACCTGACGGCTGCGGGCAAGGCTCTGCTCGACGACGCAGACGCAGCAACGCAACGACAGACGCTCGGACTCGGTACGGCTGCGGTTCTCGCTGCTGGTACAAGTGCCAACAACGTCGTTCAACTCTCTGGGTTGGGTTCAATGCCTGCGGTTAGTGGTTCTGCTTTGACGGGGTTGAATGCCGGTAACTTTACCAGCGGAACTCTGGCGGTCGATCGTGGCGGTACTGGTTCAGCGACCGCCCCGATGATTGGTGTTGTCACAGCGGCTGACGCTGCGGCTGCTCGCACAACGCTCGGACTTGGAACTGCGGCAACCTCGGCCACTGGCGACTTCGCGGCAGCGGCTCACAATCAATCGGCAACGACGATCACGAGTGGAACGCTTGCGGTTGCACGAGGCGGTACGGGCGTGACTTCGCTACCGATGGTCACGATACCGGGAGCGGCTGACGCGGCTGCGGCTCGCGTCGTTCTCGGAGTGACGAACGTCGGTTCCTACACGGGGCAGATCGAGACGGCAGCGGACAAGACCTACACGCTCGATCCCGGAGCGGCGACCGCTCGAACGATCTCCGGGTTCTTCATCAAGTCGGCGAGCGGCACGGTGACCGCCGCCCTGAAGGTCGGGACCGCGGTCGTGAAATCTGCGAGCGTCACGGACTCGACCGGCGATCAAACCAGCCTCGCGAACACAAGCGTCTCGGCGGACGATGTCCTGACGCTCGTCACCTCCTCCAACTCCTCCGCTCTCGATGTCATCTTCGCGGTGGAGTACACCGAGTGACCCCACCAAACAAATGGCTCTTCTTTCCGTCTCCGGCAGCGAGTTCGTCGGTCCAACTAGAGGTCGATTTTACTTTAGTTGATGGCGGCGACGGCAAATTCGATGGATCTTCTCCAACGTGGTCTGGAACTGACGCCGGGTCGCCAGATAATTATGCTCTGAACTCCTACACATTTCGATATAGGAACGGCAGAATAGTTTTTCGAATAGCGTTTGGCGGAAGCGGTAATTACGCGAATCGCGGCGATTGGATTGCAGCGAACGGCACAACGCTCGACGAGTCAACCACTGCGCTAACAAGAGAAGACGGAACGACGCTGACTTATTCGAGCAGCGCAATCGGCGGAACCTCGTCGAGTACACAGTCTTTTCTTCAGATAAATTTCTCGACCGGCGGTGGCGGCGCAACTTGGATGAGTGGACTCACAGTAGGCGACACCTGCAATATCAAACTCGATTGGTAAACTATGAACACGATTCACCATTACGCCGCTCTCCTCGCAAACGTCAACGCCATGCAGTCGAGGCTCAACGCTCTCGGCTACGACTTCAAGGAAACCGCACCGATCACGCCACTCGACGAGCAACTGATCGACGCTCTCGTCGCAACGGCGACTCAGATGCTCACCGATGCTGCTGCTCTGAAGTTGGTCCTCTATGATCCGACGCCTCCGGAAGAAGAACCAGCACCGTGAGTTCCTGAACGTCGGTCACGGTGATCCCTCGACCGACGATCCGTCAGGAAAAAGCATACGTTTTTCTGACAGAATTTCCAGTAGATCGCCATTTTCCGGGTCCGGAAATTCTGGCAGATAAGGCTAAGATGGGCAAAGACTAATATGCCAACATACTGCTACACAAATAAAGCCAGTGGAGAGACCATTAAGAAAACATGGTCGATCGCTGTAATGCTCAAAATGGAGGGGGACCGCGATGGAATTAGCCAAGGCGGCGACTTCTATTACCGCGATTACACCACCGAATACGCCAAAGCCCCCGTGGGCGGGTGTGCTTCTTGGCCCATGAAATCTGACGCAGCGGGTGTAAACCCGGTCCAATGTCAAGAATTTTCGGAAAATTCGGTGAAAAAAGGTGTGCCGACCGAATTTGACAGTAAAACAGGTCAAGCAATATTCACTAGCAGATCGCATCGTGCTAAATACCTGCGGCTAAGAGGCATGCACGACCACAATGGTGGCTACGGAGACGGATAATGATTGACGAAGAGATCCTATTTGAAGGCTTTGAAGCACCGGAAACTGGCGATACCGATCCAGAAACCGATGCAGAAGAAGAAGAAGTAGAAGAGGAAGAAGCAGAAGAAGAATTGCAGCCAGAAGTGGTTGCTAAGGATAAAGACACAGCGGGCGTGGCAATGCTCCCTCTTGATGTCATTGAAGAAGCCATTGGCTATGGCTTGACTGCTCAAGAAATTGAGCGTCTTGGTACTGAAGAAAACATTGCCTCTGTTCTAGCGATCATGGATCGCCAGATAGATACTTCCGCTAAGTCTGAACAAGGAGAGTCAGACTTCAGCGATGACGATGATCCTTTCGCTGACCCCGATGAAGATTCCGGGGCCAACTCGGAGATTGCCGATCTCCGAAAGCAAGTTCAGGCTCTTAAGCGTTCTATCCAGAACGACAAAGAACGCCCGAACTCTGACAGGTTGTTTGGCTTGCTCGACGATGATTACGATGATTTGTTTGGCGAGGTCGGAGGCGACCAGACTAAGACACAGAATCGCAATCGGGACAAGGTTATGCAAGAGTTGGACACGATGAAGGCTGGATATAAGGCCCGAAAGCGTTCCATCCCTAGCGATAGACGCCTTTTCAAGCAAGCCGTACGAAGTGTTTTTGGCAACCATGAAAGCAAGGTTGTTAAAAAGAAGTTTTCGGAATCGGCGAATAAGCGTAAGTCCCAGTTCCTCAGTAGAGCGAATTCACGGGACACACGCCGACCGAACAATGGCCGAGATACTGCGGTTGATTCAGTCAAGAAGTTCTTGGCGGACCGTGGATATTCGGATCTTGAATCGGTTGAAACTTTCGAGTAAGGATTATTAACAAATGGCTACCCTTCAGGCTGACGACATTGTCGATCTGATTACTCTGACCCAGAAGGATCTGGGAAAGATGCGTTGGACCGATCTCTCCTATGACCTTCAGGAATACGTTGCTCTCCCTTCCCTTCTTCAGAAGGAAAAGGTTGCATTCGGTTCTGGTTATGGGATGCAGTGGAATGTAATGACTGGAACCAGCGGAGCAACCCGCGACACTGGTTTGTACGAAGTTGATTCAGTGAACGTCTCAGACGTGATGCAGACTGCAAGCATCCCGTGGCGTCACATGACCACCAACTACGCAATTGAACGGCGAGAAATCGCCATGAACACCGGAGCCGCTCAACTCGTCGATCTTGTCAAGATCCGGCGTCATGATGCAATGGTCGATCTTGCTAAGCACCTTGAAGACCGATTCTGGTCGAAGCCGACCAACAGTACGGACAACCTTAAGATGTTTGGTGTCCCCTACTGGATCGTCTGGAATTCCGCCGACGGCACTGACGGTTTTGTTGGCGGTAATCCTTCTGGGTTTACTGCTGGTGCTGCCAACCTTGATTCTGGCACTTATGGTCAGTGGCAGAACTACTCGGCTAAATACGCGAACTCCACAGACGTGGTGGCTAAGTGGCGCAAGGCTTCAACGTACACCAAGTTCATGGCTCCAGCGGCAAGTCCGTCTTACGGCGCACCGGCTCGATATGGGTACTACACCACATACGACACGATTGCGTCTCTTGAAACTCTGTCTGAAAACCGGAACGACAATCTTGGCTACGACATCGCGTCGGTAATGGGCAAGGTTCTCTTCCGTGGTATTCCGGTTAGTTGGGTTCCGTTCCTTGAAGGCCGCGCAGGCGCTCCGATTTACGGAATCAACTGGGGTCAGTTCAAGCCTGCTTTCCTGTCTGGCGAGTACCTTCGTGAAGAAGGCCCGACCAAGGCCAGCAACCAGCATACGGTCTTCCAGACCCATCTCGACATGACTATGAACATCATGTGTACCGATCGCCGTAGCAACTTTGTCCTCGCTACTGCCGACCCTGTTTGATATAGAAAGGACTGATTTACAATGAGTAATACTTACTCGACTGACTACGACCCAACTTTGGTAGGAGCGGGATCTGCGGATACCACGTCTCGGCCAAGCACCGCAATTTGGCACGACTGCCCTATTCTTCAAATTACAGAAGATCCGGGTACTGGCTACTTGATTTTTGATGATTTCTTGGAAGTGCCTACGCACCTTACTAATGTTGCGAATGGCGCTGCTCAGGTTGGCAGATACAATACGTTCACGAGCAACGGCAGTGTAATTAAGGGAGCGGCAGAAGCAGGCGGAGCGGCCTTTCTTAACAGTTCTGCGTCTAACCTTGCCGCAGTTCTAGCAGGTGGCGGAACCCCGTTTAATCTTGCCAGCGGCCAGAAGAAGTTGTGGTTTGAGGCGCGTGTCAAGGTTGGAACCATTGCGAACGCCCAGAACGGTGTTTTTGTCGGTTTGTTTAGCGACACTGCACCGGCTGCTGCGGTTCCAATTACTGCTGCGGGCGCAATGGCCGCAGACGATTTTGTTGGTTTTCACCGCCTTGAGGGTGACGGGGACAAGTTTGACCTTGTTCACGGCGACGGCACTGCCACCCAACTTACTGCGGATGCGATCACTCTTGTTGCGGACACATATGTCAAGGTTGGCATGGTGTTTAACGGCAGCCAGATTGAGTTCTTTGCAGATGGTTTGTCTGTGGGAACCCTTGCGGTTGGGGCTACTGAGTACCCCGACAGTGAAACGCTTGGACCCATGATTGCAATTCTTGGTGCGGATACAGAAGCAACTGGCGTTACCATTGACTGGTGGAGAGTCGCTCAGGAACGCTGATTAGAGAACTCTCTTCTCCCCAGCGCCGGGGGGTGGTTCTTCGGAACTGCCTCCCGGCTTTTTTGCGCCTACTTACCCTTTAGCCTGTCCTTCTTCTTCTTCGCTGCTCGCTCGGCCATCTCCCGAAAATGCTTGGCCTTGGGCAACTCCTTGCCCCTTGACTTCTTGCTGACCTTTTTCGCCATCAACGGCTTCTTCATTGTTTTCTTCTTGCCTCGCATTGCTGATTCCTTCACGCCGATTAGATACATACTTACGAAACTCCGGCGTGCAGTTTTCGTAGTAACCAGATGCTTCTAGCGACTCACTAGCAGCGTTAAGATCAGACAAGACTTGGATAAATACCATGGCGTACTCTTCGTCTACCAGAGGGGTCCAGTCTTCCGCTTCTTCCGCAGGCTGGCCTGTGTCTGGCCCGGCTCCCGGAACGAACGCCATCAGGGTCAGATCGAACTCCGCAATCTCCTGATTAGCCTTGTCGCACCAGTCTTC